TCTTTTGTTTTTGCATCCTGAATATAGCACGCCTTTAATTCTTCTAAAAATACGGCGTAATTATCGGAATTGTAGTTTTTATCTAGTGAACACGGTAACAAAACGCACTCAATACCAACACCGCTTATATATATAGGGCTTTTACTGTCAATAATGGTTATACAATTATCACCTGTTAAAGTGTACAATCTTTTCATGTAATCAGCACTAAAACCTATATATTTGTTTTTATCATATTCTAACTTATAACAATTATCTGTATCATTGTATTTATCCCACATTTTAACGTTAGACATATGTAGTTGTATTTTATAATCGCCGTTTTTGTGCGCTTCCACAAAATCAATAAGTTTGTTCAAAAAATTTGTATCATTCAGGCGTGGCAGATCACCGACAAAATCTGTTGTTACTGTTGAATAAGTGTTAAACAATTTTATTATTAAATGTCCGTTGGTTAAATACTTTGCACCGTTTTCGCTCTCATAATATCCATAATAAGAACAATCTACAGCGTTTTTCATTAACATTTTTATAGCGTTTTCGTGTTTCTTCATGTTGTTGCACCTCCTGATTTACTCAAAATATATTGTTGTTGTCAAAAATTCCTTTTGATACTCTTTATTGTTGGATAGCTTGACAAGCTCAACGCCTTTTTTGCTCGTGCGTTTACTAATAATGTGTATATTGCCGTCATTGATAGCCTGTTGCAATGTCTTGCAAGGTTTCCCGGCGGTGCTGACCTCAAATTTTAAAATATTTGCAAGTGCTTTCAAGTCCTTTTTTGTCATTCCTAAATATTTTCGCATGATAAAACCTCCTGATTTTTTAAATATTTGTTGTTGCTGCCTTTTCAGGCGATAACACCCCGGAGGACTTGCACCCCCGGCGGTCGCTTCTTGCGGTGTTGTTAGTCCTCATAATCGTTTAAAATGTCGGCTATCTCGTCGCTATCTAAATCCGTTTCGTTCTCGTCGATATAATGTGCGATGTCGCTAGGATATATGAATCCTTCCGTGTCATAGCTAAACGACTTGAAACCATACACGCCGCCTTGTATATATGTATCATTACTATTAAAATCAGCCGCTACAGCGTCCAGCACCTCCAACGGTGTGTGACCGTTCAACAGTTCGTCTAAATCCTCCATGCTGTATATATAATCGTCCATATAATTACAATCTTCGCAATAATTGTTATGTAATACAACAATATCATCAACCCCCATGTTTTCAATTGTTTCCTTTATTTTTTCATATCTTGCCATAGTTTTGTACCTCCATTTTTTAAATTAAGCGTTAAATATTTCATTGTTCCTATATTCTTCTATAAAGTCGGCAATTTCTTTGATGCTGTCGTACCCGTTGCCGTACTCATTCAACCATTTTTTTACCTGTTCATTGCTTGCATAATATCCCGGATGCTCAAGCCTTAATTCTTGATTGCACCATTCAATCAGACTGTAAAATGCGATTGTTGTTGACTTGCTGCGGCGTGTAGTCATCTTGTCATATATCCACTTTGTATTAAATGCGGTTATATCTAACAAGTCATTCAAATATGTTTCGTTGATTTTCATGGTTGCGGTGTTCAAAAAATAGCTGTTTAATACTTCATAAGTGTAATCTTTGTTTGTTCTCATAGTGTTTTACCTCCTGATTTTATTACTTGTTTATAACAACGGCTTGAAGATTGCCGGCATTGTCTCTGTTAAATGTTTCGATTTCTTTAGTTGACATATACCAAACTAAACCGAGTGAACCGCCGTTCTTAATGTCGTTGATAGTTACCATAAAATTGTTGTTTGTTGTTGCTTTTTCCATTTTTTTGTTCCTCCTGATTTACAATGATTTTTTTTGGCTTTCCCTAACCGGCACCCGAACCGCTGTATATTTCAAATGCTGCCAGGATTTGAAGCCTTTTATTTAGTTGTTTGTTGTATTATATAATGTGTATTATATAGTATTTTTAAAAGAGTGTTTGCAACGCTTGTTTTCAATCCCGTTTGTTATCTGTCATTGCCTTAACTCTATGTGTATTATATAATACAACTTATATAATGTCAATAGTAAATTTGAATTTTTTTAAGTTTTTTTTACAAAAATCTGTAAAGCCTTATTTTATAAGGATTTCAAGGGCTTTAAAATCTGATAAAATATAGTTATTTCTATATAATGTGTATTATATATGTGTATTATATGACTATAATTATATAGTTGACATTATATATTCACTATTATATAATGTGTATAACTCAATAAAATATATAAAGGGGGTGCAACATATGGCAAAAACTGCCGGTTATACCATGCAAGCGATAAGCGATTATCAGAAGCGCAAGGACAGAATCGCACTACTAGCGGAAAAGGGCACAAAAGACCGTATAAAAGCGGTCACAAATAAAAGTGTAAATGAATATATAATGTCGTTAGTCTATGAACAGTTAGAAAAGGACGAACAACGGCAGCAATCCGGAACAGCTCCACCAACTACAGACAAGCAATAAACAATATAAATCAAGGGCAATCAATCAGAAATAACAATGCATTTGTGTTTCTGTTTTGGTTGTCTTTTTTTGTTCCTGATGCTTAATAAGATTATATAAGTGTATTTATATATAAGTATTATATAATATGTTTATATATATGCATTATATAATAGTATTATATAAATGTATTATATAATATGATTATGTGTGTTGGTGTTCTGAAGCCGTACAAGGACATGACAACCGGAATATATAATATATAGATATATGGTTGATTATAGATATATATAGGATATAGAGATATAGAAACCATAATATAACTTATATTTAATATATAGACATAAAAGATTATATATAATATATATATGTCTTATATCTCTTTATATCTATGTATGTATCAATATAATATATATATCTATGTATATATAATAATATTATAATGTTTGGAGGTGTAAAAGATATGGATATAATCAATAGGGGCGATTATATACTAACAGATACCGAAATACTGGACTATATCGCCGAAATAATAGAACGGCTTAAGCTCAATCCTGATACAATGTCATCGGGTCAATTTAATATTGTGTTGGAAGCTGTAAATCATAAGTATTTCAAGTACAATGATATATTATCCCATGATGTAACATCTAGTATTGATGATAATATAATATATAATATATTGCAATTATATATATATCTTTGTAGGTTATTTAATAAATCTATTTCTATAAAGGGCTTTAGCTCCCTATCCGGTATTGATTATTTAATTATTGAGTCATGGAAAGGGGAGAACATAAACTCTAACAAGTATAAAATAGCTAAAATAATAAATGATTATAGAGAAGATTACATAAAAGACAAATTACTAGATAGTAATAATATAGTGGGGGCTATTGCCGTTGCTAATCATGAATATAAATGGACGCAACCAACAACCGAAGGACACACCACAATTAATATATTGAGCGGTTCAGAGCTGCCCGGCGTGTTGCAATCCCTTAATAACAAGGGCTTAGCCGTTCCGCTGCCTGATAATGTCAGCAACAACCCGTTAACTGTTATTGATAAGAGTTGACGGGTGGCGTTTTGGTGGCATCCGGTGAGGGGCAGGGGGGGTTATTTTGGAGCTTTTCAGGTGAGTGTGTAACCCCCACAAAAATTCCGAAGCAGAAAAAGGGGTGGTAATATATAATATATAATATAATAACCAACCATATATATTATGGGATAGAGTATATATAATAATATATTGCTAACCCCTATTCATATTCTCGGGGATAAAAGGAGTGCATATAGTAATATAAAGGACATACAGAGTAATAGATACATACATAGCAATATATAGAATCATATATAGCAATATATATACAACCATAAGACATATATATTATATATAACTATATATCCGCAACCAAACTGACCTTGTATGCAAAATAATACTCGGGGTGGGTTCAGAATGGCTGTCACTACACCCGATAAAATTTTTGGGTACGGAAAAACGCCTAAAAATAAGGCTTTGGCATCAACTTAAAGTGTTTGAAGGTGCTTTGAATAAAATGTGCTTATATAACATAGCAAAACTTGTTTGGAAAGTGTGGTGTTGTAGTATTGGTAAGCACGATGTTTATGGATGTTAACACGATAGACGGGGATTTAAAGCAAGTCCTACAAGACGAGCTTACGGCTTATAACTATGTGGTGACAGAAGGTGAAGAACCGAGATATATCACAATATCGGCTGAAAAGGCTTATGAGTTGGCAACAGAGATTGGAGATAGCGGAGATTACACAAGGGTGAGTGAGTTTATCAATCCGGCACCAAAGGAAAACGAGGGGGAGAGTAAAACAACAGCAGAGAATCGGGGAGAATCGGAATTTGATGAGATAAGCAAGCCTGAACACTATTGTTTCAGCAAGTATGAGCCGAAAGATGTGATTAGAGAATGGGGCTTGAATTTTAATCTCGGAAATGCGATTAAGTATATAGCAAGAGCCGGTAAAAAGGAATCGGCAATAAAGGATTTAAAGAAAGCAAGACAGTATATAGAGTTTGAGATTGACTACTTAGAACAAAATACATTGCCTTTTCGCTAACAATACTCCCCTTTATGATATACAAAGGCAAGCGTGAATAGGTAGCGAAGAATAAGCGCAAAAACCTCACTTTTTAACTCTTGCACCTGTCACAGATGGGTGCATAACGGCATGGCACAGTTGCAGCGGCAAAATTGTTTACCCCCATTTTCAATATGCTAATCGAAGGTGCAACTCCTTTGCTTGCCGATTGTCGTGATGTAGTTTAACCTCCCTTAAGTTTTACATGACACAATGGTGTTGTGGTTAGCATACGAATCACAGCACCAAATCAGGAAGTAGTTTAAGAGTAAAACAGGCAACCGATACCGCTCAATCGAAACTAAATGTACCGAGAAAATGTCCTAAAAAAGCTGCCAAACGCTTATAAATACCTCATGGAATATTTACCACAGCCTATATAGGTGCAAGACCTATCTTCCTGAATTGAGAAAAGAGAATACTTCTCCTCCATATTTTTACCAATTGCTCCGGTATTGCATCAACCGGGGCAATACTTGTAAAGGGGCGTGAATAGTGAGAAGGATATACAAGAAAAAGCAATATGTGATTTACGAAACTAAATCAAGTGGGTTTATAGTGCAAAATATCCTGATGGACGGGTTCGCACATACACACTTAGAGAATTTTGCGACAGCTAAACGAGTGGTAGGGCTGTCATTAGCGAAGAAAGTACCACAAAATCTATCGTTTTATGTCTTAATCTCGCTGAAAAGAGTAAATACAGACGAGAAATATCTGGAAAAAATCAATCAAGTTCTTGAAAATCACCAAAAAAAGCAAAGATATGTCAATCAGCAACAACAAAACCTAACAAACAAGAGAAAGTAGGGTGTTTTAATGGCTGATGATAACGGCAATTATAAAGTTAGTGGGTTAGCTGACCTGTTAGAGTATGACAGACAGATTGATTATGCCTACAAACTTGACGGAGCGAGCCTAAATCTGATTGACGCAGCACAAAAAGCCGGAATAAAGGCACATTTTGAGTTTAACGACCACAAATTAGGTAACAGATTTACGGGTAAAGCTAAAAAAATGGCTATAGAGTTGGCAACAAAGGACGCAATAGACCCTCAAACCAACAAACCGATGTCTATATGGCATCTTGACGAAATGTTAAGGCGTAATAACACAAGTACGCAAGAGCTAGAAGCCTTTTGGTACACCCTACAGCTTGAAGCGGAACACCTTTTTGACAGTTTTATGTTGTTTCTTGAACGCAAAAGGTCATTTAGAAGTCAATTTTACTTGCCTAAACGAGAAATATTGTGGAAACACGGCGTTATTCAGAGCATGCAAGCCCTAGAGGACGATGAGTTAGACTTATTAGCGTTGTCTATGATGCCGGGAAGTGGCAAGACCACCCTAGAGAAGTTCTTTGCAGCGTGGGTTATCGGCAGACATATAGCAGATTATAGCCTTTTCTACTCACATTCAGACGATATAACGAGAATGTTTTACGATGGTGTATTGGATATAACCACAAACGAGAAGGAGTATCAGTATTCGCAATGTTGGTTAGTAAAACCGGTAATTCTGTATGGTGTCAATGCGAAAAGACAGACAATCAACTTTAACACTTATAAGCCTTTTGCAAGCCTTCAATGCACATCTGTAGGTGCGAAAAACGCCGGTAAAGTTCGCTGCAATAGATTTTTGTATTGTGATGATTTGATAGGCGGCATCGAAGAAGCGTTAAACAAGAATCAGCTTGATAAGTTGTGGGAGAAGTATTCAGTTGACGCAAGACAGCGTATGCTTGAAGGTTGTAAAGAGATACACATAGCTACAAGGTGGAGTGTGCATGATGTCATAGGCAGATTGCAAAACATTCATGCTGATAACAAAAGGGCAAGGTTTATTAACATACCGGCACTTGACGAACACGGTCAAAGCAACTTCAAGTATCGTTTTGGTGGATTTAAAACAAAATTCATCAAGGAACAGCAAGCAATCATGGAAGAATTGTCGTTTAATGCTTTGTATATGGGGCAACCGATAGAGCGAGAAGGGTTGTTGTACAACAAGGACGAAATGAGATATTACACAGAATTGCCTGATAAAGAGCCTGATGCGGTCATAGGCGTGTGTGATACAAAGTCCAAAGGAACGGACTATATGTTTTTACCTTGTCTGTATCAATACGACAATGACTATTACCTTGCGGATTGCGTTTGTGACGATACCACTAACTACACAAGGCAATACAACAAACTGACAGACATTATTGTTGATAACAAAATGCAACAAGTCGAGTTTGAGAGCAATGCCGGTGGTGATAGAGTGGCGTTTGAAGTGGCAAAAATGGTTAAAAACAGAGGGTGGGATTGCAATATAACCACTAAACCAACCACAACAAACAAGGAAACAAGGATAATAACTTATAGCGATTGGGTTAAGAAAAATGTTTTATTCAAGGCACCGGAGTTATATTCTGCTAAATCAGATTACGGGCAAATGATGTTTTGGCTATTTGCATATACCCAAACAGGTAAAAACATACATGATGATGTACCTGATGGTTTAGCCAACTTTGCGAAGTTTGTAGAGCGAAAGTACAACGTACATCCGATAAGGATAATGCAATCGCCGTTTTAGGAAGGAGTGTAGGAATGACAATAGCAAGTTATCTAGGGCAGCTTAAATATGCTGACTTAAGATTTAAAAGGTTACTTGAAAAAGCCGAAGAATGGCACAATATAGCCATAGGCACCGGGATGAATACTGATGGCAATGCTGATAGAGTGCAGACTTCAAAGCGTTATGACAAGATGGAGAGTGCAATAATCGAAGCTAACGAGTATGAACGCTTAATGACGGAACAATATGCTAGTTTCGTTAAACTCAAAGCAACGATAGAACAGCAATTATCGAGTATGAGTAAGTTTGAATATGGCTTAGTGCTTGAATATTTCTACATTCAGGGGTTAACAGAAGGAGAGATTAGCGCAATTTTAGGTGTAACAGAGAGGACTTTGAGAAGATACAAGCGAGAAGCAATACAAGAATTTGACGAAAAGTATGGCTGTTACTACCGAAAAAAGAAATAAAATGTCCTCACTTGTCCTAAAATGTCCTCATTTGTCCTAAATTGTCCTAAATTGGCACTTGTATTTTTAGAAATAGCATATTATGTTTATGATAGATAAGTTTGAAAAGCACAAGCCTTTGTAGGTTTTGTGCTTTTTTTATTGGAGTTTTGAGAAATGAAAAAAATTAACATAATTTGTCCTGAATGTGGAGAAGTGGTTTATAGGCACGATGGTAAATCGGTGTCGCAAGTGGTAGTAAAATGTCACAACTGTAAATTGAGATACAGATTTAACCCGGAAACATTCAAACTAACACAGATTAGTGATGATAAACGCACAACGAGTAGTGGAATGAGGTTTTATTGATGAATGACCTAAACAACAATCCAACAAATTACATAGGCAGACGCACTCTTTACACCGATGTTGAGGAAGTAACCGACAGAAATGTTAAAGATGTATTGAGAAGTGTTATCAATCTTCACGAAGTCAACAGGCAAGAAATGACCTTTTTGTTGGAGTATGAAGGTGGAAATCAACCATTACAGCGTGAAAAGACGGTTAGAACAGAGATTGATATACAAGATATTGACAATGTGGCTAACGAGATAACCAACTTCAAGCGTAGTTATCATTGGGGAAACCCAATAACACTTGTGCAAAGAGGTACGGTTGATAGTGGTACGGATATTGAACCAAAAGCCATAGCATTACTGAACGAGTGCTTTTCGGCAGAAAATATCAGGAAGAAAACGGCTGAATTGTCAAGATATGTCGAGATAACCGGTGTCGGATATACGGCACTAGAGCTTAACACAAGGTGGAAAGAGGGCAAAAGCCCATTCACATATAGTGTTATCGACCCTAGATATGCTTTTGTGGTTAGGTCAAGTCGTTATGCAGACCATAGAGTTATGCTTGGCGTAACATACAGAGTTGATGATTACGGCAACAAATACTTTACGGCAATAACTGATAATCGTGTTTATATCGTTGAGAATCTTGTTAAAACCATTAACGGAGAACCACTAAAGAAAGAACAATGGAATTTCGGAGATAGAAGCGGTGAAATAAATCCATTTGGAATTATAAACATTGTCGAGTGGATAAGGGATGTTGACAGAATGGGATGTTTTGAGCGTCAGATACCTGAAATGAACGCTTTAAACATCATTGAGAGTGATTTTGCTAATGATGTAGACCAAAACACACAGGCAATATGGCACGCAAACGATGTTGAACCACCAAAAGACGAAAACGGCAATGATATTGTTGCTACAAGCGGTCAATGGATGTACACCGAAACAACAAGGGATGGCAAAACGCCTTTTGTCAAGCCTTTAACGATTGCTTACGACTACAACGGGATGTTGAATAACACGATTACTAAGCGACAGCTTATACTTCAAAAATGCAATGTTCCACAAAGAAACGATAACAGCGGAGGTAGTACGGGTATTGCAATGTCTGACGCTACCGGTTGGACGCAAGCAGAAGTTGAAGCAACAAAGATACAAGGACTACAAGAAGATAGCAAGATGCAAGAGGTTGAGGTTGCTATTGAGATTATCAAGCAATCACCCTATGTATCGTTCGATAGTCCGTTAAGAAAATTAAGGTATGTTGATGTTAAACCGAACGTTAAGCGTCAAAAGACATACGAAATGACTACAAAGATAAACGCATATGCAACGGGTGTTTCTCACGGAATTGACCCGAAAGCTATGATTTATGCAATCAATTTCTTTGATGACCCACAACAGGTTGTTGATGATAGTCAAGAATACATAGATAAATTCATTGAGAGTGTATTCAATACCCAAAAAACGGAGGTTGTTCCTGATGGTGGAAAGGGAGAACCGAGTGTCAATAGGGATAGACTTAATCAAGATGAATCAGACCAAGAAGAAAACAGCCAAATGATAGGCGGTATGAATAAAACCAAATAAACATTGATAACGAGTGTCACTCCTACAAAGGGGTGGCACTTTTTATATATACAGTTGCAGAGAAGTAACTTTAAACAATTCGCAAGATACAACAACTTTATTTTGTGCAGAGACGCATAAGGCTTTAAAGCCCACAAAAACGCAGAAAGGACAAAGCTATGAAAGATAACAAATTATTTATGTCACTCGACTTACAGACGTTTGCAGAAGGAGAGGGCGAAACAACAGCAGAACAGAACACAGAAACAGTTGAAACCAAAAAGACAGAGCAAAAGGCAACAGAAACCAAAGTTGAAACCAAAGTTGACAAGAAAGCTAACGAATCCACCACTAAGGCTGAAAAGTCAATAGAGGAACAGCTACAAGAGTTGAGAGTTGCTAATGCGAAGCTGAAAAAGGCACAGGAAAAGGCTTCTAGTGAAGCTGCTGACTACAAAAGACAGTTAAGGGCAAGACAGAGTGAAGATGAAATTGCTTTACAAGAAAAGGCTGAAAAAGAAGCCGAGAAGGACGAGCTGATTAAGAGACTCACTAGAGAAAACACAATCAATCAGCTTACAAAGAATTTTCTTGCACTTAATTACAATTCCGAAGAAGCCACTAAAGCAGCGATTGCACAGTACGATGGCGAAACTGATGATTTGTTTGATATTCAGAGCAAAGTACAAGAAAGACTTTTGACCGAACAGAAGAATCAATGGCTTGCTTCAAGACCTGATTTGAATGTCGGTGTAGGAAAAGAAGAACCAACAATGACACTTGAACAGTTCAAGTCGGCAACAATGCCACAGATTGTTGAGTTTAAGCAGAATTTTCCTGAAACATATAAGAAATACATTAACAGTTAAAACAAAGGAGAGATTTAAATGGCACTTGCAGAAACAGCTACAAAACTTACAAACTTG